ACAGAATAAGCTGATGTAGGCTCTTGTCTTACATTGTTTACAAAGACTTCAATCTCATTAGCATTAGCCACTGCATGAGTAAGAGTGTAGCTTGCACCTCCATCACCAGTAATGTCTTGCTTAGCAAAGCTTGTAAAGTTTACTGATGGTTCGTTACCTACATATCCCATGTTTCACCTATGTGCTTATTGCATCTACTGCTGACACAACGACATCAAGTGATGTTGCTGTATCTGATTTGAAATATAATCTGTCACCACTAACAACCACAATCTTAGACCCACCATCTATTAGCTCTAATGAACTATGTGCTGGAATTGTTACACCTTTGATAAGGTAGTAATCCAATAATGTGTTGTTTATGTAAGCATCTACTGAAATTGCATTGCTTGTGATGTTTGTCATTCTGATTGAGATCAAACAGTCATAACTATCAAAGTTACTGCCATCTGGTATATCTGTAGCAGCAGTACCTATCTCTCTCATTTTATATTGTCTAAAATTTTGTGCCATATTTAACTCCTATAAGGCTATAGCCATTGCTACTGCAAAGCCTTGCCCTGCAAGTGTTGAGGTATCGGTTGCTGCATCTTGCCAACTCGATCCATTGTAAACCCTTAAAATATTATTGGTTGTATTGAAGTACAGATCGCCATTACTTAGAGCATCACCATCATTATCTACTGATGGATCACTAGACTTTGCACCTAGATATGTATCATCAAAGCTATCAACAGAAGCTGCTGCTAACTCAGCATAATACTTAGCTGAATATTCAGAGCCATTGACAGTCGTATTTACATCAAATCCTGCACCACCACCGATTGCCCATTGTTTTGCAGAGCCACTTGTCTGTCCACTCTGTGTACCAATGGCATATTCTTTAGCTGAATATTCTGTACCATCTACAGTATTAGTTGTATCTGTTGCCCATTCTTTTGATGCACCACTACCTGCTGTATCAGTTACACCAGTTCCACCAATCGCCCATGCTTTGGATGAATAATTACTGGACTCTACTGCACCATCTATTTTGATTGCATAGTTTTCTGCTTTATCAGCATTGGCACTGGCATTTTGTATTGCAGTTATATTTGTAGCATTTGTAGATATTGCACTTGATATACCTGCTACTGTAGTCACGTTACTAGATATACCTGCTACTGTTGTGATGTTGCTACTGATACCTGCCACTGTAGTAACATTGGCACTTATACCTGCTACTGTATTTATATTTGCAGTTATAGCAGACAAACTATTTACGTTTGCTATTGTTGGTCCTGCTTCAGCAGCACCAGTAGTAGCATTAAATCCTAAGACAGTTCCTAATCTATCTGCCTTTAGAGGTAATGTTAGATCAACTGCTGCATCAGAATCTTGTAATCTTAATGCTCTTGAGTTTTCATCATCAGCATCAGTTATCATAGTAAGCAAAGTATCTAACTCAGTATTGAGTTTAGATATCTCAAATGCACCTGAACTTGGGAAGTCTGTTGTTCGTGATAATGGTATCGCTCTTGTGATAACTACAGTGCTACCACCAGTAGCACCTGTTACAGTAGTTGTTACAGTTCCAGTAGAACCATCACCCCCTGTTACAGTGTACAAAGTTGTGTTACTTGTACTTGCATCAAAGGTACGTTCAACATTATCTACGAATACATTTAGGTCTGTTGACTTTGTAAAGAATACAAACGGAACAGCAAAGGATGTCTGTGTTACACCTTGAGAAACTGTGTAACTTATTCGTGGTGTATTGTCACTTAATGCTATAGTCATAATTAACCCTTACCTTTTTTTTAGTTAAAAGTCTATCTTTTTATACCCCCAGAGATTGCACGTAAATCATCATCAAGTCCAAGCAATCCCAACAAAGGTGCATTATATGATATAGTTTTTAAACCTTCTTCCGTTCTATCGTTGACAATATCATATGCTCCACTTACCCATTCTCTATACATATTAGGTGTAGCACCAAGCATACCAAAAGCAGCATCCCAACCAGTTGCATTATATCTACCTTTTAACCAAGTATTATCAGGATTATGTAATCCAAAAGCTGCTGAAGCTTCTATCCCTCTATATGCAAGCTCTGAGTAAAGACCCAGTATTCCTGATCTATCTACTACTTGCATAAATAGTTCATCATAATCTTTATCTTTGAACCACCAATCAGGTTTTCTTGTTGCAAGTATTATATATGACATACCCATCAAAGCTATTGCACCTGCTAATCTATGTTTTTTATTAGGATCAAACATAGGTCTTAATATTCTTTGATTGGCTGCAAAAGAAAAATTATAGAATTGAAATGGAAATCCCATAACACCTGATTCTATTCTTGCTATTGGATATCGATAAGAGCCATCAGCTTGTTTGCCTACAGAGGCACGTGGGTCAGGCTGTATTCCCATCTTTGCCATGTATGGTTTCCACTTTTTAAATACAAAACCATCTGCCATAGTTGGTCTGTCAAATGCAGTTGCATGCATAATCGTGTTTCTTGCACCATTATTTAAATATGTTTCCATAACAGCTTTTAAATCTCTGTCAGCTTTTGTTTTGGTTGCCCAACCTTGTATGTTTAACAAAGGTGTGTCTGAATCAGTAAACTGCCATGCACCATTTTCATATAATCGTTTTGCTAAATCTCTTGTTATTCCATATCTATCAAGTTCATCAATATCAAACCTATCAAGGCTATCATAATTTTTTATTTGATCGTAAAACTTTGGTATTCTAACTGCTGAATCAATTCTTTTACCTATAGTCGTAGCACCTGAAAGAAAATTAAATTTGTAAAATAAATTTTCCATTGCATCAGCACCTTTTTCAATCTTGCCCATTTGCAATGGTCGTGACATTTCGCCAAGCTGTCTGTCAACTGCCACGTTTTTCATCATTTCAATGCTTTCACCAGTGTGTAAAACTTGTTTTGCATTTGCTTTTATTTTGTCAAAGTTGCCATCCAAACTTCTAACAACAGTCTTAAATACATTACCTAATCCATGCTCTAAGATAGGCATTGCCACTGTTTCCTGAATAGCAGTAATACCTGCACCAGTAAGATATGTAACACCTGAAAACTTTTTAGATATACGAGCAAATTTATTATCAAACCTATGAGGATCTCTAGTCATTTGCCCTGCAACTCTTTCATAGTCTGCTAGAAAGTCTGATTTAATATTGGCTATTGCTCTATCTGTGTATTTTTTTGACGATAGCATTTCTGCTTCAAGCATATTTACAATATAATCTATGGAGTCATCCCCAAACTTTCTTGCATATTCTATTCTAAATCCCATGTTCTTTGCATATTGAGACAGAATACTAAGATCTTTAACAATGAAATCCTTTACTTTCCACTCAGGTATATTAGTAGTTCGCATCATTATATGCTTACCTTTACCAACACCTAATGGAGTATGATATCCCATAGGGTCATCTCCCATTGATAGGATATGTGACACATCTTCTGCTCCTGCTTTTTGTGCCTCTTCCAAACTAGTTATTGGTAATCTTTCATTCTTATTACCTGTCCATCTAGTAATAAAACCCTGTTCCATATAATGATCTGCAAATATATTTTCTAATTGTTTTTGTTTTGTTGGATCATCTAGCAACATTTGCTTGTCATAATATATTGACCATTTATAATTTTGACGAGTTTGCTGATACCCATCATAAAAGTTTCTCTGCTTTTTAAGTTCTTTCATACTTAATCTATAAATTTCTTTGGCAGCAGGATCTTTTTCTTTACTTATCTTTTCTGTTAATTCTAAAATTCTATCATCAAGTTTTGTTATGCCTGATTTAACACTAGCAGGTGTATGAAACACACCAACATCTTGTGCTATTTCATCAAAGAACCTATAGAATTGTGCTATACGTTCCATACCCTTTCGTTTGTACTCAGGTATATTTGCAAAGTAAGAACTATTCCATGCAGGATTGCCATTCAATATTTGCAACTCAACAATCTCTGCCCTAAACTCTTCTTTAGATGGCATAGCTTTTAAATAATCTCTAGTCGCATCATTAAAATATTTAGTTTCAAGTTGCTTGCCTAGTTTATCTTGTGCAAATTGATATGGTGTGACGTAATCTATACCTGCAATCTTACCAGTACCTTGTGTCTTATAGAATTGTTGCATATATAAATTGTCTATATACTGCTCTACCTCTAATCCTTTTGCATTGTATATTTGTTGCATTACATCTATTGACTGTACTGGTCTACCTTCCATAGATACAGAGCCATTAAATGCTATTTGCATATTAAAATCTTTGACAGTAGCAGGTGCTTCTTGTCCATCATACTTACCAAAGTGAATACGTCTAGAAGGTATTATTTTGTTAAAAAAATTAATTTTATCTATTGCTAATTCTTTTAATGTTGACCCTTTCATAACTGGATCTTTATCTAATGGCACATCAAACTTTTGATTTAATCTAAAATCAGCTTCAAGTAGCTTTATAGTTTCTTCATCTCGAACAAATGCTGTGTTTATTGGTGCATCTGTTTCTTGTGGATTAGTGCTTTTAACTTGAACAGGTCCTTGTTGTTGCACTCTTGATAACCCTTGAGGATCTAACTCAGATATATGAAATGCTGTCACTGGCTTTGCAGGCACATAATCTTTTATCTTTGATACTTCACCACTAAATTTATCTAATGGAAAGTCTTGCTTTCTAAAAACATATATAACATCACCTTGCCCTGCATCAATCATTGGATTAGATGTTTGAGCTATACCTTGTGCCAAACCATTTTTATTTATATCTTTATTCCTTGCAGATCTGTGAAACACGTAGTCAGGAAACCTGCCACCTTTGTTTAATCCTTCAATAATTGTATCTTTAACTGCATAGTTATTTACGTTTACTTTATTATCTGGATTCTTTTTTGCTTTATGCTTTGCAACAATATTACTAAACTTATTAGTTATACCTCTAGTGCCACCACCTAATAGTCCTGCAAATATAGTATTACCTGCTACATTTGTTATAGACTCTGCATATGTATTGAACGGATCAAAGGGTGCCCTTAAAGCTTCACTACCCATGCCAAACAAAAAGCCAATCTTTGCTGATTCCTTTGTCACACCCAAAGCAGACTTAGCTGCCCATGCTGCTCTTATACCAGTGTTGAATACTGGGTGAAAGAAAGCTATATTCAATGGATCAACAACACCTGCAACTAAAGTAGCACCAATACCTGATCTTTGAAAGACCTCACGATTCTGTTGCATAGCAAGCAAATCATTTTTTATGTAATCATAGTGTTCTTTATTCTTTGCTCGTGACAATTCATCAGCATAAAAATAATCTTCATTTTTTTGTATTTCACCTAACCAATCAAATGTTTCATCATATTCAGAATCCATAAATGCCAAATATTCTGAAGTAGCATTTGTTATTGGCAGCCATTGATATTTAAGATTAGCTTTAAATCCCTCAAAAAATGTTGGCTCTATACGACCTTCACTATCAGGATAAATAAAATGTAATGGTTCTACTTCTTTTGCTAAGTCACCAGTTGGTGTAAAAGATTTAGCAGGTACACCAGTATATTGAAGTTGCATTATCCCATATCCTCAGTCATAAAATCTGATCCATCACGTATATGAAAACCTAATAAACCAACTCTATCACCAACTCTATTTCTAGTTTGATTATGTATTAATGTTTTTGTATTTCCAAACTCGCCATAATTATAAGCTTGATGAAAACCTGCTTGTCTAAAATAATATGCTCTTAAATCTTGATCATCTGTATTTATAGCTTTGGTGACTGAAGCATAATATTTAGGAAAATCCCTCTTTAATCTATCATGTCCAAACTGATATGAAAAATCAATCAAAGCTTTCTGCCTATCAACAGCAAGTGTACTAAAGTTTTCAAACTCTTCATTATATTTTTCGTATATATCTTTAATCTTATCTGTATAAATTAAATCAGCTACTTGCTGTACCATGCCTCGTATACCACCTAGACCCATATCTCTTTTAAAATCGTTCATCTTTTCAACAAGCTGTGGTCTAGTAGCATTTGGATTTGAGTTAAGCCATGACTGTAATGGCTTTAATGCTGACTCTAATTCAGTTGGCATCTTTTCATAATCAGCATCAGTTAGATATCTAATATTAAAGCCACGACCAATAGATAATGTATTGGCATCAACATATGGTGCGACTCTGAAGTTTTCTTTTTCTGAAGTATAATTAATAATATCAATCATACTATCTTGTATTTCTACTGCAACATCAGGTGTAAGCAATGATGTTTTAATATCCCTTATTGTATCTGTAATACCTTGTCTCATTGTTTCTGCACGAGTAATGAGTTGCCAAGATGGATTCTCAAATCCTTTGCCTTGTATTTTTTTCTCTAAATAACTATCATCTAACCCATCAACATACTCACTAAATGATTTATCTCTTGTGCCATCTTCTTTTAGTGAACCTTTTTGCAAGATATCAAGCACTCTATTTTCTGTACCTTGTTGTTGTGCTACTCCAAACTTATCATAATCTACAAACTCTTGCTGAGTTTTGGATTTGAAAAGATTCTGTCCTAAACTATAATCGCCACTTACTATTGGTGCATCAAAGTTTTTAATTGATTTTAGTGTAGAGTTATACGTAGGATCTATTTTGTCATTACCAATAAAATCAGCAAAGTTAATATCTTGTGTGTTAGGTTTATAAAGCTGAAGATCAGGTGGTGGCACTTTGGCATTTAATCTTTTTAATCTTGAATTATATACTTGTTGCAGACTTCTCTTTCTTGTTTCTTCAGCATCATATCTTAATTGTTGATCAAGCTCTTTAGTATTAAAATACATTTCTACACCTTCATTATTCAATAAAGGTATTCCATTAGCATCTACTATAGTGTATGCCTGATCGCCAAACTGTGAGTTTCTATAATCAGGTAACAGAAAATATTCATCACCTAACATACCTTCTATGTTAGATGTTTCTGCAACCATATTATTTACATACAATTTAAACTTGTCATAGTTGCCATCAATGTATTTTCTTTTAGGTGTAAATCTTGTTCTTTGATCTTTTAATCCAATGTTCTGTACATCATAGATAGTTTCATCTTCTATATATAAATTATCATATGTACCATTAATAACATCTACGACATTTTCTAAATTAAACTCAGCCATCTTTTCATCTGTGCCACCTTTTAATCTTTTGAAAACGAGTAACTTGGTTACATATGGCTTCATCTGATTCCAGTGCTGTTGCTTTACATCTGTTTTAGCAAGTATAGATTCTAAGCTTTTATCAACCGAAGTAGTTACTGCATCAGGTATAAACTCTTGCACAACTAACTTAATGTTTTCATTTAAATCTTTTTCATTTGCAGGTATCCTTGAGAAATAATTAAAGGCATCAACAATGTCACCACCATTTGCTCTTGCCACTGCATCAATAGCATTAAACTTAAAATACTCATCATCATATCCTTGTAACTTAGCTCTGCCATCTTTTGTATATGCAGTATTTTTCCACATATCTAATACTCTTGATAAGTACTGTGTCTTTTGTTGCCTAGTAGCTCCTGATAATGCAGTTAAGGTTGTAACATCACGTATCTTAAATAGATCGTGCATTGATGTTGGCACTACTGATTGACCTCTTACCATTCTTAGTGCCATGTCATATTGCTCTTTAGGCATAGTTAATAAACTAAAAGAGTCTACATTTGTTCCTAAGTTTTGACTTAAACCTGCATTAAGACCATCTCTTACTTTTTGTTCATTTTTTAATATTCCACTAAAGGGTTGTGATCCATTTAATATATTTGCATAAGAGCTTGTAGTATATTCATCACCTAAAGCTGTAGCCAACTTATCTGCATCACCTGATCTATTACTAATCTCTCTAGTAATAATACCCATATCTGTTCTTGAAAGGTTTAGATTATTTTTAAGATCAAATACTTTTTGTAAGTCATCTATCTTTACTGCACCATTTGATATATCAATGATAGTATCAATTAGTTTCTGTGATGGCTTTCGGCTTTGCATTAATTGCTCAATGCCTTTAATAGCTGTGCCATTCTCACCTAACTTATCTACAACTTGTCTTATAGTACCAAGTGCAAGACTGCTTCTAAGTTCTGATTGTAGATCGGCTGCTTTTGGTGCTTTTATATGACCATCTTGAACTAGTCCATTTATTTTATTTGTTATATCTAAGACTGTTTCATCAATCCCTTTTTGCATTTCTGCCAAAGTTTCAGGACCTTCAACTTCAGAAAACTCAAGGTTATCTCGTGCATATGTAAGACCAATTAAATTATTAATATTATCTTGTACAGTTAATAAAGTATTTTGTGCAGCTACTCTTTCATCTCTTGCTATAGTATCATTCAATATCTTATTTGAATGT